GGCCGTCGTGGATGATCAGCGTCATGGTATCGCCGGGTTCCGGCTTCCACGATCCTTTCCACCGGCCGTCTCTGTCCTGGACGGTCACGTCGATCTCGTCGACCTTGCCGTGGTGATTGTCGGTGTAGCTGATCGACGTCGTCATTGGGTCGAGTTCCGACGAGATGTCGACGCCCTGATATTCGAGTGAGAAATACGGCTTCGAAGCCATCGATCCTATCCGTAGCTCGGGTTGTCGCGCTTCCACGGCGGCAACAGGTCGTAGTTGGTCGGCTGGGCGACGATCACCGGGACCTTGACGATGATGCCGGCGGGCAGGATCGGCGGCGGCACGGAGAGATCGTCGAGGTAGAGGTGTCGGTTGGCTTGCAGCAGCAGCGTTTGCTTGTTCTGGTCGCCGTAATAGCGATAGGCGAGCAGGTCCCAGCGCTCGCCGGCCTCGGTTCGGTGCTCGAAATATTCGCCTGTCAGCTCCGCCACGGTGCCGCCCCTATTTCTTGACTTCGGGGTTGGCGCTGGCGGCGCGCGCGACGGCCGGGGCGCGGGCGCGGGCGATCGAGGTGAGCAAGGCGAACAGCCCGCCGGCGATAGGGTCTTCGAGCAGGCCGATCGTCGCCTCGATCCGCACCGGCGAACCGGAACGGTCGGTCTTGATGATGCCGGTCGACAGGCTTTCGACGACGTAGCGCTTGCCGCGAAAGGCGCCGTTCCCCAGGATCAGCGGCAGCGGCGACTTCAGCGCATAGGCCGCCTCCAGCCGCGCCAGTTCGGACGCCGGATCGCAGAATTCCTCCGAAAAGAAGAAGTCGAAGGATTGGGTGTCCAGCTCCTCGCCGATCTCCTGCAGGGCCGGCTTGCCGCGCGTCGTGTCGTGTTGCGCGAAGGTCGCCGACCGTTCGATCGAATGCGCGACGGGACCGGTCGGCCCGGCAATTCCTAACGGGATGGAGCCCAGCCAGTAGATCATCACACCTCGCTCCGGCGGCGGCGGCGCGTTTCCTCGTCCATCAGCTTGCCGATCTGGCGGCCGGCATCGCGCAGCATCTTGTCGAACTCGGCTTGCACGTCCGATGCCGGCGCGCCGCCCTTGAAGTTGAGCACCGGGCTGAAATGCAGCGTCACCGGCCCGGCGGCTGGCGGCTCGGATGCACGGCTTTCGACGCTGGCGCGGGCGACGGCGGTGCGTGCCGCGACGGCGCGCTGCTGGCCGTCCTGGGCAGGCGCCGCCGCTGCGGGCGGCATTGGCGCGGCGAAGCCGGCCGGCGCGGCTCTCTCTGGCAACTCCGGCATAGCGACGGCGATACGTATCGCTTCGGCCTGCTCACGGCCGCGCTCGGCGGGTGCGGCCGCTGCAGCGGGCGGCGTCGGCGCAACCATGTCGGGCAGTTTAGGCATGTCGACGGCGATGCGTATCGCATCAGGCTGCTCCCGGCCGCCCTGGACGGGCCTCGCCGCTGCCGGCGGCGGCATCGGCGAGGCGAAGCCGGCCGGCGCGGGTGTGCCCGGCAGCTTAGGCATGTCGACGACGACGCGCATCGCATCGGTCTGCTCCCTGCCGGCCGGGACCCGCGCTGCCGTTGCGGGCGGCATAGGTGCGGCAAAGCCGGCCGGCGCAGTGATGTCCGGCAGTTTCGGCATGTCGACGGCGATGCGTATCGCGTCGACCTGTTCCCGGCCGCCCTCGATGGGCGCTGCCACTGTGGGCAACGTCGGCGCGGCGAGGCCGGCCGGGGCGGCGGGCACAGCCGTTGCGGGCAACATTGGGGCGGGGAGAGCGGTCGGCGCCGGCACGTCGGGCAGCTGCGGCGTCGCGAATACCGGCGCCGGTGCCGAGATCGCGGCGGCCGCCAGCGTCGCGGCTGCGGCGTTGCGCATCGCCTTGACCATCGGCGCCGGCCGGATCGACGCGGCGATCGTCTCGGCGACCTTCAGCCGGTGGATGTCCGACAGCGGGCCGACCTTGGCTGGCGAGGACGGGAGGTGGTCGCGCACCGCTTGCGCCATCTTGGCGATCTCGGCCGTAACGACGGCCGCGCGCGCCCGGATACCGGCCGCCATGGTGTCCATCAGCGCGGCGCCCTGATCGTAGAAGCTGACATTCGCCAGGAAACCCTGCGCCTGGCGGATCGCAGCGGTAACGGTTTCGCCCACGCGTCGCGCGGCCGTCTCCAGTGCGGACAGGCGATCGAGCGCGGGTCCGGTCTGGATCGCCGCCACCGCCTGCATGTCGGTCTTGAGTTTTGCCGTCGCGGTGGCCGCCGCCTGGATCGTCGCCGGATCGGTCACGGTCACGCTGGCTTCCTCGTCGCCGAAGCTGAAGGCGGACTTGATGCTCGACCACGCCTTGCCGAGACGCTCGCCGGCGGCCGTCATCGCCCCATAAGCCTTGTCGCCGAAACGCCCGATCACCCCCGCGATATCTGGCAGGGCGGGAAGTCCGAGGTCAGGCCATTCGAACTTCGGCAAGGTGGGCCACGAGAAATCAGGGATAAATTCCAGCCAGCGCAGCGGGCTAAGCCAGGATGCCCATTCGAGCGCGGTCAGGACGCTGCCCCAGGAGAGTGGTGGCAGGTAGGAAAGCCAGTTGAGGCTGACGATGTAGGCACCCCAATCGAGCGATCCGGATATGACGCTTGTCCAACTGAAGCCTGGGATGAACTCCAGCCAGCGCAGCGGGCTCAGCCATGATGCCCATTCCAGCGCGGTCAGGGCAGTGTCCCAGGTCAGCGGCGGCAGGTAGGAAAGCCAGTCGAGGCTGACGATGTAGGCGCCCCAATCGAGCGCTCCGGAGATGATGCCCGCCCAGCTGAAGCCCGGAATGAAGTCCAGCCAGCGCAGCGGGTTCAGCCAGCTTGCCCATTCGAGAACGGTCAGCACGTTCGACCAGGTGAAGACCGAAACAATCCCGTCCCAGCTGAGCGAAGGGATCGCCGCCCAGGCTGACGCAAAAAAACTCGACACGGCGTTCCATCCGGCGCCGAGGGCGGCGATCGGATCGAAGCCGAGCAGGTCGGTCAGCCATCCGTAGGCGGCCGCCGCGCCGCTCGCGATCGAATTCCACAGATCGGCGAAGAACGCCTTGATCGGCTCCCAATAGATGTAGATCGCGACCGCGCCGGCGACGATCGCGGCGATCAGCAGCACGATCGGATTGGCCATCAGCGCGGCGCCGAGCATGGCGAGCCCCGTCGCGATCTGGACGATGCCGGCGGCCGTCGCGACCAGGGTGCTGCCGAACGACAGCCCGGCGAGGATCATGGCGAGATTTTCCCAGCCGCCGACGAAATCGGCCGCGACGCCGAGATAGCCGCCCAGCGTGGCGAGGACTTCGTAGGTCTTCGTGGCGAACTTCCAGGCGCTTTCCAGCACCTGGATGATCCGGTCGCTCGTCGCTTGCGCCCAGGCCTGAAGCGTGCCGTCGCCGGCCATGCGATTGACGGTGTCCAGCAGGAGCTGCAGCTTGCCCTTCATCCAGTCGAACAGGCCGGCATTCATGATCTCCAGCTCGAACCGCGTCCAGGCGTCGGCGAGGTTGCTCACCATGCCTGCCCAGGTTGCCGCCATCTTGTCGGAAGCGCCGGCGTTGCGATTGCCCATTTCCTCGATCAGGAGGCGGATGGCGTCGCGGCCGAGCTCGCCTTTCGAGGCGAGTTCCTGAAGCTCGGCGGCGGTCTTGCCGTACTTCTGGCTGAGGATGTCCCAGACGGGCACCCCGCGCTCCAGGAGTTGGAGGGCTTCCTCGCCTTGCAGCTTGCCCTTCGTCCACGCCTGGCCGAGCGCCAGCGTCAGGCCTTCGAGTTGCTCGGCGCCCTTTCCGGACGCCGCCATGGTGTCGACCATTGCCTGAAGCGTGCCGTCCGTGGGATCGAGGCCGAACGTCTTGAGATTGCGGTAGGCTTCCACGACCTGGTCGAGCTCCAGCGGCGTGCGCGCCGCGAAGTCGCTGATCCATGCCATCGCCTTCTGGCCCTTCTCGGAAGAGCCTTCGAGCGTGGCCAGCTGGATGTTGTAGCTTTCGAAGCTGGTGGCGACGCCGAGCAGCGCGTTGGCCGCCAGCACGGCGGTGCCGACGGCCGTGGCGGCGGCACCGCTCGCCACCAGCAATCCGCGACTGGCCTTGGAAGCGCCGTCCTTCACCACCGCAAAGCCGGCCTTGCCCAATTCGACGGTTTTTCGATGCAGGCGGACGGTTGCGCGGTAGGCGGCCGTCACGCCC